TAAACCTGTCTGACTATTCTACAGAAGAATACTCTTCTGTATCGGTAGATAATATCTCTCTTACAGAAGGCACAGAAACTATTACAGAACTATCTATAAATCCTGAAAGCCTAATTATTATAGACTCTTCTAATAAAGAATATGATAATGAAGGTCAGATGATTAGAGTACAACTACGACGCATGGAAGACCAAGCAAGACAGCTGCTAACAATGATTAAAGATGAAGATCAGTTTCCCGGTTGGATGCAGTCAAAAATGACTATGGCGTCTGAATACTTAGATACAGCATACGACTATTATAAATATAGTGATATGAGCGAAAGAACAGAGACAGAAGCATGCCCTACTTGCGGTAATGAGTCTTGTACCTGTAAAGAAGAATCAGAAATAGAAAACAATACTTTCTATGTCACCCTCGAACCTAATAGCTGAGGCTTTTAATGATATATATTGCACAATAGCACCTTCACCATCTAATAATGGTGTAGGTGTTTTTGCGATTAAAGACATACCAGCTAATACTGTTATATTTAGACAAGGCACTGATTATATACCTGTTAGGAGTAAATTCCTAAGTAGGATAAATGATAAAGTAGCAGAAGAGTATAGAAGATTTTTACTAGTAGACGAAGTTAAAGAAGTAGTATATATACCTATAAAAGGATTTTCTTCTTTAGATATTAGCTTCTATACCAATCACAACTCTAAAAATCCTACTGCTAGATTTGATACAGACTCAGGGTTTATTATATCTAAAAGACTAATAGAAGTGGGAGAAGAAGTAACCTATGACTACAGAGCCAAAGACTCAATACTCTAAACTTGTTATTACTAACGGTTGTTACGACATACTCCATGTAGGACACATAGCAATGTTAAAGTATGCGGCCAGCCTAGGTGATAAACTAATAGTGGCTTTAGATACAGACGAAAGAGTAAGAGAAAATAAATCTGCTTCTAGGCCTATAAACTCTCTAAACGACAGGGTTGAGATGATGAAAGCTATTAAATATGTTGATAACGTACATAGTTTTGGCTCAGAAGAAGAATTAGAAGCAATCATGAAAAAATACAAACCTACCTATTTAGTTATAGGAGATGAGTATAGAGACAAAAAAGTTGTAGGAGCCTCGCTAGTATCTGAGGTTAAATTTTTTAGGAAGTTAGATGGATATTCAACTACAAAAACCATTAAAAATATTGTTAATAGGTGAGTCTTGTTTAGACGAGTATAAGATGGGCACAGTAACTAGAATTTCTCCTGAAGCACCAGTTCCTGTTATCCATCACCAACACACCATCAGAAAAGACGGTATGGCGGCTAACGTAAAAAATAATTTAGAAGCTTTAGGATGTGATGTAACTTTTTTAACTAATGACAATAGAGAGCTAATAAAACGTAGGTTTGTAGATATTAAGTCTCACCAACAATTATTAAGACAAGATGTAGGAGATAGTGTAAAACCTTTAGACATTTCAACTATTGAAGTTATCGATAAAACAGAGTTTGATACAGTTGTATTATCTGACTATAATAAAGGATTATTAACAGATAATACTATATCTTACATATGCAAACGGTTTAGGGGTCAAGTATACGTAGATACCAAACGTCCCGATTTAAATGCTTTTGTATATGCGTATATAAAGTTAAACGAACAAGAAGATAGTTTAAGCTTTAACCAGCCTTCTAATTCTACTAAGATAGTTACACTAGGAAGTGAAGGCTCTGTATGTGAAGGAGTACATTATCCTTCTGAGAACGTACAGGTACACGATGTAACAGGGGCAGGAGATGTGTTCCTAGCCGCCCTTGCAGTATTTGGCTCTACAGATATGATACAAACAGGAATAAAAGCAGCTACTTCATTGGCTAGTAAATCTGTAGAGTATTTTGGAACACATACATTAACTGATAAAGATTTGGAAGATTCAGGATGGAAGATATCAAAATGAGAAGATCCCTTACTAGGCTAGAAGGGTTTGTTAAAAAGGGGTGGGGGCATGAGTTTATTTTTGCTACTACTGATAAGTATTGCGGCAAGTTAATGAGTTTTGACAAAGGTGCAAAGTTTTCTATGCACTTTCACCGTGAAAAAGATGAAAGCTGGTATATTCTATCAGGAGAATTTCATGTTAGATGGATTAATACTTTAGATGCTAGTGTGATTACTACTAGGCTGGTAGAAGGAGATACATGGCACAACGAACCGTGCAACCCCCACCAAGTAGTTTGTGTAGAAGAAGGTGTGATAATCGAAGTGTCTACTCCAGATTCTGTAGAAGATAACTACCGGGTACAACCAGGTGACTCTCAATTAAATATTGACTAATTGTAAAATATATTGTATCTTAAATAGATCAATATAAGGATACACAATGGAATATTTTAACCAATCTAGTTTTGACTGGAGAATTGCTCAGTGCTGTCAGTTTAATGATAAAGCACTAGCTAAAAAATACAACTTTGGTACTACTACAAAAACCTACGCAATGAAAGAGGGCGGAAAAGAACGAGTGCAACAAAAAGCTCTTTTTAATGTAAAGCAGCTTAGAGCGGTACTACGCGATTATTTTCCTACACAACCAAAAAATCTGCGAGCTTTTCGTATTTCATCAGATCTCTTTCCTTGTTATACTTTAGACTTTACTAAAGATTGGTATTCCGAGATTATTGACGAGATTAAAGAGATTCTAGCGGAAGCAGGTCAGTATGCTATTGATAATGAAATCCGAGTAAGTGTGCATCCTGGACAATATACTGTTTTAGCATCTAATAAAGCTGAAGTAGTAGAAAACTCTATTAAAGATCTAGAGTATCATGCGCTGTATGGTATCTATATGGGCTTACCCGCAGAGCAGTTTGTTATGAATATTCATCTTCAGGGTTTATATGGAGGTAAGCACATTGACGGTATCGATCGTTTTGCAAAAAACTTTCATTACCTGTCTGACTATGCTCAAGGATGCTTAGCAGTAGAAAACGAAGACAAGCCTAATGGTTATGATATCGCACATACTCTTGAGCTAGCACAGCAAGTTCCTATCCGATGCACTCTTGACACTCACCACTATGCATGCCATAGAATGACTGAAAAAGAAAAAGTATATCTAGGCGGTAAAGAAGTCAATCGTAAAATTAGAGACGTAAAAGATATCACTGTAAACGACGATATGTTTAAAGAAGCTGTTAAGTCTTGGAGAGGTGTTCGTCCTCTGTTCCACGTTTCTCAGTCTTTCTCAATAGACAACCCAAATTACTGGATGAAACCTAATGCGCATTCTGAAATGTTTGAGGATGAAGAGCATATGGCTAGACATGTTCCTATGTTACAGTATGCAGACTTCGACATTGAAGCTAAATATAAAGAAACAGCCGTACAAGGCTTTTATAAGTATATCACAGAAGAACAAGAGTACGCAGGAGAGCCTCTTGTAGCAAAAAGGATTCCTAATGACTGGTAATACACAAGAACCTAATAAAATTAAATTCAAGTTCAATGAAGATAAATATTTAGACGAAATATTTGCATATATTAAATCTACCTATGGGGAGCACTACTCACAAAATAGTTTTCAGTCTACAGAGGTTATTATTGATCGTGGACATGGAACAGGATTTTGCATGGGAAACATAGACAAGTACTCAAACCGTTACGGTAAGAAAGGTACTCCTACAGAAGCTAGAAAAGATATTATGAAAATTTTGCATTATGCAATCATTCAGCTGCATGTGCATGATTTGGAGAACTCAGATGCCTAAGTATGTTTTTAGAAACCCCCAACCTCCAGGGGATATAGAGAGGGAGATTATAGCTAGAAACTTAGTTCGTTCTTTAGAAAAGATAGGTAAGTTTCAAATTGAACAAGAGTGGGAAGATAGCTGGACCCACCTAAAGATTCATGCTCCTGATGGCCTAGTAAAATTATTTAAGAGGTTAGAAGACAAAAGATTAAAACCAAAGATAAAAGGTCAATTCGTATACTTTTATATAGATGAAGCAGTAACTTCTATGGATGTTAGGCTTTTAGTAGGAAACCTAATTAAGAATAAAAAAGATATTAACAAAACGATTATGCAAAGACTTAGACAGTCTATCGCCTTAAGAGTTTTAACCATTGCAAAAACTATCTACCCAACTAACGAGGATAAAAATGTCTGAAGAAAAAACAATCAAACCTATCGACCCTAAAGATGTATCTAACAGTATTGAAGATATTGTAGCATTTCTAGGAGCTATTGACTCTTCTAGAGAAGAAATTAATCGTAGAGTTAAACATTTAAAAGACACTTATGGTCTAGCTTCTACCGCAGTACGGGCTGCAGCAACTGTTTTATACAAGCAAAACATGGAGCAGCTAGATGAAAAAGAACAACAAATTAGAAGTATTCTAGATATTTGCTCATGAAAACCGTACTTGTAACTGGAGGCTTCGACCCTCTACATTCAGGACATATTGAGTACTTTAAAGCAGCGCGTGAGCTTGGCGACTACCTTGTTGTAGGGGTCAATAGTGATGACTGGTTAACACGTAAAAAAGGAAAAGCTTTTATGCCTTTTGAAGAGCGTGCGTCTATTATTAAAGAGCTAAAGTGCGTTGATAAGGTTATCGGATTTAACGATGATGATGATAGTGCTAATAGCGCTATCTTTACTTTGCTTTCTACTACTACATCTACTGTTATTTTTGCTAACGGAGGTGATCGTATTAACGACAACACTCCTGAATATTTAATGCACAGAGATA